GTGAAATCGCCAAAGCGGCGACGAAAGTATGGACTCATAAATCCATGCAGGAACTATCAAGCATTCTCCCCAGCCGGAAAACACCGGCCGGCGGGCAAATCGCTGGAGGTTGGTTGGCCTACCAATTTGGCCTTAAACCATTCTTACACGATATGGAGGACATATTACGCGCCTCCGCCCAATCTGCATCCAAAGCCTATCAAAAATTTGCTGAAAGAGGACAAGATGACTATAATTCCCATTTCTCCCGTTACATCTGGGAGGATACGGAAGGTGATCGACATCCTGCGTCGCCTTACTGGTATTATTGTGAGGTTACGAAGGGTACGTCGGTAAAATTCACCGCAACAGTCAGGCACCGGTACTTTGCTGTTACGAAAGATCCCGGCGAGTTGTTCTTTCGCCAATGGGGTCTTTCCCTCGACGCTCCAACATTATGGAACGCCGTGCCTTTTACATTCCTCATTGATTATTTCATCAAGATAGGCAAGTCTCTAGAAGCAGTTCGACGGTGGAAGTCAAATGATGCAACTACCACCGTTGTGGACTATTCAGAATCCCTATTAGAAGAGCGCTACGTTCGACATCGTTTTCATCAGTATGTCGGCGTTGATACGAGATTACTGCTGGATGGCGAGTACATTGCCCCAGCAACAGCACCAAATCGAGTATTAGCTGAACTAGTATATTCGAATTATTCACGAATACGTAAGCAGCCACTCAACTACTGCATGCCTTTACCCCAGTTTAAACTACCAACTGGTGAACAAGGTTTAAACATGCTAGCCCTGGCGCGTGTCTTATTGTGATCCAATCCCGAATCGTCGGCTGTTCCGGCAGTAAACCGGTTTATCTATATAGGAGTACAAGTCCATGCTTATCCCTTCACCTACCACACTCACCGTAGATACGATTGACTATGTTGTTGTCAGTCGTAATGCCACTTCTTCCGGTAATTCCTTCGGAATGGAGTACATAACCCCTGCTAAAAACGATGCTAATCCAGTATTTCGGACCAAGTATGACCTTTCCAAACCATTGGCACAGCGCAAGCTGTTTCAATGCGTCGGAACTGTTGTTGCCAACGATGGTGTAACCCGTCGGAACGTAACAGTTAATTTATCGGTCGTACATGCGAATGATGTCGACGATGCTGATGTCGAACAAGTAATCGCCATCGCTAAGGGTGCTTATGGACTGGCTAATTTCGGTGCTAACGTGGTTGACGGAATTGCTTGAATTTCTTCTCCAAGTGGTTCCCGTCTAGACATGCTTGAACGCATGTTGCGGGATCAGATGTGGCTGGAGGCGATAGGAGTTGAATCCTACCCATAATAGCCAACAACTGTTAGAATCCTGTGCGACGTTGCTGCAAGCAATGTTGTGCGATGCTTACAATCACGTCCCGAACACGAGTCGTGTCGATCTGCAGCGTGATATAGCTGCTGTCAGGCGACGCCTGACAAATGAAGGATTGACATTTGCTACTCGGACTCTCCCTAGTCTGTCCAATTCCATTCTGGAGTGGATAGAGACGGGGAAATCCGCCTTTCATGGTTTCAAATTATCAAGACCATGGAGCACACCCATTTTCATGGGCCCGCTCTTCGCGGCAGCAAACGATAGAAAAAGGCGTATAGTCGCAGTTCGGTACCTTTATCAAATTAGTATTTGCTTTAAGAAACTTAAGGGCGAATACGCTACTGATACAGTGGTCAGCTTTTGGGCTGACTTCTTAAAGAGTGATGCACAGCTTGAAGCTGTGAACGTCACCACGCAAACACTAAAGCTTGCGCGGTTCTTTTGTAAATAAGACTTTAGCACGATCGACGTGGAAGACATAAGTTTTCAACCACGACCCGGTCCCGGTGCGACAAGGACTAAGCTCGATAATGCGTTTAGATACTCGCCTAAACGTATGTACACACGTCATGACGATGTCATGCCTTATGCGGACTGGTTTTATCCGACGAGGTTAGATGTTATTCATGATGCGAGAAATTACATTAGTCTCATGCAAAAGAGACAATATGAACCCGTGGCTAAGTTTACTGTCGTGCCAAAAACGCACGCGAAGCCACGTGGTATCTGCATCGAGGAAAACGAAGCTCAGTACCTTCAACAAGGTATATCCAATGGTATACGCTCCCATATTAGAAAAACCAAGCTCCACAAATGGATCCAAATTGATAACCAGGATCTAAATGCAGGATTGGCGATGGAAGCGTCAAAAACGATGAAGTATTGTACCATTGATATGTCTGAGGCTAGTGATAGGGTCGCTCGTAGTGTTGTCCTAGAAATCTTTAAAGACACACCGCTTCACGATCTGCTTGATGCCGTAGCCACACGCGTAATCGTCTTAGACGAGAAAGCTGAATGGTTTCCGGCCGTCATCAAAGCTGGCTACCCGATTACCCTAAAAGCGCAGAAGTTCGCGCCTATGGGATCGGGTCTGTGTTTTCCGATAATGACCTTGGTCCATTATTACTTGATCAAGGCGTTACTCTGCAGACATACTGGTGCGGCTCCCGTTGAAGTCGAGGAGATTTATGTGTACGGTGATGATATCATTTTACCGACACAATATGCAAAAATCGTCCTGACCTACCTGCCATTTTATGGAATGAAGCTCAATGAAACGAAGAGCTTCTGGCGAGGTGATTTTAGGGAGTCGTGTGGTGTCCATGCAATTAACGGCGTGGACATAACCCCTGTATTTTTCAAATATTTGCCTGCATCTTCTAATCTCAGTCCGATAGAATTGCACTCACTCTCAGTAAACGAGAGATCATTGAGAGCGCATTTTCCACAGACTGCATCCTACCTCCGTACGATCTTGCGAAAGCACGGTTGTGAGGAAGTTGACCACGACTTGGGTCTGTTTGGTATTCACAAGCGATCCACCTTTTGGTTGACCTCCTTTCGTAAAAAGTGGGATAAAGATTTGATGGCGTGGATGTATCGTCTGCCTTATGTACGATACAATTCAAAAAACGCCAAGACCATTCCGACGGACACGCAAGCGTTGTTGCGCTACTGGGCTGTAAAACCCCAGAGCGATCGGCTAATAACCGAAGACGACTGTGCGTGGACACCCGATCGGGATGTTGAAGGCAGGCCCATTAACTCTGTTTTAAGCGTTAAATGGGCGTGGGCCCATGCCGGCGGTGTTCAGAAGTTTGCCGCCGGCTAAAGCACCACGGGG